AATGACCGCCAAGATCGTCGAGGAGCAGGCCAAAGCGGCGGAACCGTTAAATGAAGCGGTCAAGGCGGTCAAGGCAGAATTGAAGCCGGATTCCGCCACCGTGCAACAGTCAATCATTCCAGAACCCGCAAAGGTCAAAGACCCGCTCGTTTTGGCGGTGACTGAAAAGGTCAAGGCTGGGGCAATGACCGTTCTGGAAGCCGCAAAGGAAATCCGCCAAGCGAAAACAGAACAGCGCCGGGAAGAACGGTTAGAGAAAATTATTGAGATCAGTCAAGGCAATGCCGAACTGAAAACGGATATTCGCTATCCCGTGCTGTACGCCGATCCGCCTTGGCGTTACGAGCACGCCGAAAGCGAAAGCCGCATGATTGAAAACCAATACCCGACCATGGCGTTGGATGAGATTTGTGCGTTGCCGGTGGCTGATTTAGTAACGCCAGATGCCATCTTGTTTTTATGGGCAACCAGCCCAAAGCTCGCTGAATCCATGCGAGTCATTGAGTCATGGGGTTTTACCTATCGCACCTGTGCAGTGTGGGATAAGCAAAAAATTGGCATGGGTTATTATTTCCGGCAACGCCATGAATTGTTACTGGTGGCGACGCGGGGATCAATCCCAACCCCATCGCCCGAAAATCGGGCCGCATCGGTGATTGTAGAACCGCGCGAAGAACATAGCGCCAAGCCCGCCAAGTTCGCCGAATTGATTGAATCCATGTACCCCTCGCTACCGCGTATCGAATTGTTTTGTCGGGCACCTCGCGCGGGGTGGGCGGCTTGGGGAAATCAATCATGCTAAATGCAGTTATTCATAACTTCCAAGATCAGCTTGAGTATTCCGCTAAGTTGTCGGATGAGGCTTCATGGGTTTCTTTTTATAAGCGCCTGTGGCCAGACATGATTGCCGCAGTACGAATTGACAAGAACTCACAATTCCAAAAATGGGGGATTGATCGGGAGATTCTGCTGCCCAATGGAAAGCGGTTTTCGATTGATGAGAAAAAACGAAAGCTGGACTATGGGGATTTGCTGCTTGAGGAATGGAGCGTTGCCGATTTTGATTATGAAAACAGAAAAGTCATCCGAGGCAAAAAGATCGGATGGGCGCTAGACCCAGAAAAGCGTTGTGATTTTGTGGCCTACGCTGTGCAATCGTCTGGGAAATGTTTTCTTCTCCCGTTCGAGTTGACCCGACAAACCTGTATCCATAATTTCTCGAAATGGAAACAGAATCAAAACTGGTATCCAAAGCCAGCAGAGAACGAAGGCTACACAACCGTTAATGTCGCTGTTCCATTTACAGAGTTCAGGCTTAGGTTGTGGGAACAGATGCATCGAAAATTTGGCTCGGAGTCTTCATTGCCGCTGCCTTCACCACAATCAAACCAGACTTTGTTATTTCAACACGGTGTCGCCGTATGACCCACTGCTCGTTCTGTTGCCACTACCGCCGCGTCCAGAAAGGACCGAGTTTCTGGGAAGTGGATTGCGCGTTATCGCAATCCTGTTTCCCGCACGCGCTGGACTGTGCGATGTATCAGCCGCCGCCGCTGCCGGAAACCGGGCGAGAAACCGGGCTGGGGTATGTCTGGGACAGCGAATACGAGGGGCCGGCATGACCGACGAAGAACGTTTTGCCCAGATACGTGCCGTCAGCGCCGCCATCGAGGCGCACTACCTCAGCTTGCCCGGCAAGACCAAGACGGGCTGGGCCGAGGTCCTCGCAGACCCGCGCAAGTACCACTACATCTGGCGGCACATGCTCAAGCACGCCTGCGGGCAGGACTTGGACCTGCAACCGTTCCCTCCGCCCAGCCACCTGCAACACCTGCTTCCTGGAGAACGCGCATGACCCCCGAAACCCGCAAGACCCTGCTGGGACTGATCAGCGAATACGGCAACGCCTTGACCCGCATCCAGGCGGAAAAGGAACTGATGAAATTGATCGAGCAGCGCGCCGTCGTGGAGTGTGCGACCGCCGCCCGGGCCTTCCGCTTGTACGCCACCGCCGCCTGGCGCGACAGCGTGCCGGCGACCCAGGAAGAGTTGGAGGGGCAACTGGCGCTGTTCGAGGTGGCGCGTGGGCTGAATGCGAACGTGGTGGAGCTGCGCGCCGGATGATCGAGTTCGACTTGCCGTTCCCTCCCACGCTGAATCACGCCTGGGGGCGCAAGGGAAAAAAGACGTACCTGGTCCCGGAGCAGAAAGCCTACCGGGCGCAGGTGCAGCGCGCCTTGCCCTGGCAGGAACTGCACGATGACGCCGCGCCGCTGGCGGCGTTGGCCCTCCCGCTGACCGGACGGCTGGCGGTGGCGCTGCGCTTTTACGAGCCGAACCGCCTGAAGCGTGACCTGGACAACCTCCCCAAGGCGGCGCTGGATGCGCTCACACACGCCGGGCTGTGGGGGGACGATTCCCAGATTGATTGCCTGATGCTGGCCCGCGCCGGTGTCAGCCCCGACCGCCCGCGCGTGGTGGTCAGGGTGTGGCGCTATGCGCCGAGTGAACTGGATTTGCTGATGGAGGCCGCATGAACCGCCGTTTTGCCGCCACCATGGAACTGCAACGCCCGGACTACCGCGACCCGGCGGAGTTGCGGGCGCGGGATGTCTGCCCGAACTGCAAGCGCGAAACCACCGTGTACCTCGTCACCTGTGACGGGCACCCGTTTGAAACGCACCGCTGCCCCGACCACGGCGACGTGGTACCGATGCGCAGCCACGTCCATAACAGTGATTAGGAGTGCCCATGCGCAGTACTGCAAGAATAGCCTGGACCCCGGAACAGGACGCGGCGATTAGGCGGGTCTACGAGCGCCGCGAACGGGGAACGGCGCGGGCGCTGGCCCGTCAATGGGCGATCTCTCCGAGGCGCATCAGTGTTCGCGCCGCCGAACTGGGATTGCCGCCGCTAATCGCCAGCGTGTCACGTCGGAATCCGTTAAGTTGGCAAAAATCGGAACTGGCGGTTTTGCGCGCCCACAGCGGGGAACCCGCCGCGCAGATTCGCGCCCGGCTGTATGCCAAGGGCCATTACCGCTCACTGCCGGCCATCCGGTCCTGTGTGAGCCGGTTGCGGAAAGAGGGGGCGGCGCCCGCACGAGAGACGTTCTACGAACTGCGCAATCGGCTGACGACCACGGCCATCGCCGAGGGACTTGGGGTCAGCCACACGATGGTCCTCGACTGGGCGCGTAAGGGCTGGCTCAAAAGCCACCAGACCGCCACGAAGACCCTGCGCACCGTGCTCTATCGCGACCTACGAAGGTTCCTGATTGACTATGTGGCGCATTGGGATCATCGGAAAGCCGACCGCTGGTTCCTGGTGGATGTATTGACGAATGGCCTGGCGGAATCCGGCGAAACCAAAGAGGAGGCATGATGAGCGAAGCGCATCCCATTTATATCCGCTGCGCCAGTCACACCCGCGCGTTTTTGGACTGCGAGGTATCGCGTCTTGGCGGGCTGATTCGCGTGCTGGGGTATGTCCCCATGGATTTCACGCCTGAAGACGCCGCCCGTCTCGGCCAGACCCTTCTGGCACGGGCTTGGGATTTAGGTTGGCGTGATCCAGGCGGCGCGATACACGCCCCGGCTCCCGCGCCGGCGCCGGTGAGCGGCGATAAGATTGTGGATGAAGCCATAAAAATGCTGATGGACCGCTCGAAGCTGGGACAAGAAAAATACGGCACAACCCTGATGCGCAATGACCTTAGTTTGTTAGACTGGCTACATCACGCGATTGAAGAAAGCCTTGACCGGACGCTGTATATGATGCGAGCGGTCAAGGATTTGGAAAAGCTCTACGATGATGGTCGCTGATATGGAACAAGACGCTGATCTGGAATTCGACTTGAACACGATGGCGTTGACGGTTTGGGCCGAGGCGCGCGGCGAGCCGAAAGTGGGACAACGGGCGGTTGCCTGGGTGATTCGCAACCGGTTCGAAAATCCCGGCTGGTGGAGTAAGGCGAAGGGCGTGCCCGCCAATACCCTCGCCGCCGTTTGTTTGTGCCCCTGGCAGTTCAGTTGTTGGAACGACAGCGACCCGAACCGCAAGCGGCTTGATGATCCGGCGACCAAACGCCGGGCCGATTATCAGGCGATTCGCGTGTTGTGCTTCGAGGTATTGCACGAGCCGCCGATGCAGGACCCGACCGCCGGCGCGGATCACTATTGCACCCATGCGGTGGTCTACAAAACCAAGTGGGCGCGGACTCGCAAACCCGTGGTCATGATCGGCAATCATTGGTTTTATCGAATCGGCGTGCAAGGAGCCTAGGCGATGAACTGGTGGCTGACGCGCTTTCGTGAACCGAGTACGTGGCGCGGGCTGGTGTGGCTGGCGACCGTCGCCGGCCTGTCGCTGCGCCCGGATCAAGCCGAGGCGATTGCGACCGCTGGGATGGCGCTGGCGGGCCTTCTTGGAGTGTTTTTGCGCGATGCGCGATCTGATGCTGTGGGGCGTGATACTGTGGGCCGGGCTGGCGATTCTGCTGCATCTGGGGCTGATCGGGTACGCGACGATCTACCGCCGCTCGAGCTGGTGGGAAAGCCCCTGGGGGACGTGGGGCGAGCGCCTGCGGCAGATTCTGGCCATCATCATCAGCGGGTTGTTCCTGGCGGCACTGCTGACGAGTTGCGCCTGCAAGCCGAGCGCCGACCCGGCCCGGCTGGAACGGCGGATCCAAACCCCTATCCCCGCTTCGGTAGCGGATTTGGGGATCGCGATTAACTGTGCCTGGAGCTTTTGAGATGAACAAACTGACGCTGTTGTTGTTGGATCAGGTGTCCGCCTGGGTCTGTGGCCGCGATCTGTGGCGTTCGGCGCAGGGCTGGGTGGCGCTGTACGAGCGCAAAGACCTGAGCGGGGCGGAAAAGCGCGCCCGCGTCCTGGCCGCGCTGCAAGAAGAATTCACCACGTTGGGCAAAACCCTGGCCGCCAGCCTGGTCGGGTTTGCGATTGAAGCGGCGCTGCAATACCTGCGTCGGCGGGGCGCGTGATCAGGATGCGCGCCTGGCTGGCCTACTGCGGCACCTGCCAGCGCATCCGCAAGATTATGATCCATGCCCCCTGGTCGAATTTCGACCTGATGACCAGCGTGATCGTCTGCGGCATCGGCGGCTATCTGCTGTTCATGCCGGGGATGTTCCAGGCCATTGGCGGGGTCTACAGCGGGATGGCGCGGCTGGGGCCGGAATTGGCCTGGGCGTGCGTGTTCCTGCTTTGCGGTGGGCTGGGCCTGGGCGTGGGGTTGTGGTGCGTGCGTCCTCGTTTCGTCTGGCGGCTGCTGGCGCGGATGGGAACAGCGGCGTGCCTGCTGACTTTTGCGCTGAACAACCTCAGCCACTACCCGCCGCCGCTGTCCGCCGTGACCTATGTCCTGCTGTCGGCGTGGGCGCTGTGGGGCGTCGTGCGGACGAAAGCCCATGACCGATGAGGTCGGCCACTGGGTGGCATTGCTGCAATGGGTGCTCGGTAACCCGGAAAAAGGCGCGCTGTTTCTGGTGATCCTGGCGGGCGCGTGGCGCTGGCTGCGGGAGCTGCGGCGCGACGTGGTAGACGATCAGCACCACGAAACGTTTGCCGAGTTGCTCTTGCGCGAGAACAAGGAACTGCGGGCTGAACTGCGCGAACTGCGGAAGAAGAACGGCAACGGCAACGGCAACGGGGATTCAAAATGAGTCCGCTGTGGAAGATCGTTGTGGTGGCGCTGTTTTTGTGGAGCGCCGTGAATACCTGGTATCACTTGGATCAAGCGACTCGCTTTGTCCAGCAAGGCCAGCGCTTTACCGCCGCCGATGGGCAGGTGTTGTGTGAGCGGGTTAAGGCACTGGAAGCGGCGTCGTATGGCTATCGGGGCGCCGGCAAAACGCCGCTGGCCTGTGATTATCTGGAGCGGAAATGACCGCCCGCGCCCGCTTTCCCAAGACCGCCGTGGCCGCCGCGCTGAAAAAGCTCGGCGTAGACCCGTTCGCGGAATTGGTGAAGCTGGCGCAGAAAACGGATGATGACACGGTGGCGGCGCGCATCTGGCTGGATTTGGCCCAGTACGTCGCGCCGAAACTCAAGGCGCTGGAAATCAGCGGGCCGGATCAGGGGCCGATTCAGATGGAGTTCAACTTGAAATGGCCCGATTGAGCCTCGTCAAGCCCACGCTGAACCTTCCCCCGCTGCATCCCTTGCAACGGCAAGTCGCCTTTCACCCAGCCCGCTTCCGGGTGATTGCGGCGGGCCGGCGCTGGGGCAAGAGCCGGCTGGCCGCCGCCCTCTGCTTGCACTCCGCGCTGGCGCGGGGGCGCGTGTTCTGGATTGCGCCCACCTACAAGATCGCCGAGGTCGGCTGGCGCGAAATCAAGGGGCTGGCGCGGCAACTGAACGCCACCATCCATGAGCAGGACAAGCGCGCCGCGTTCGGCCCGGCTGGCGGCTGGATTCAGGTGCGTTCCGCCGACGACCCGCAATCGTTGCGCGGCGAGGGGCTGAACTTCGTGGTCTTCGATGAGGCGGCATTCACCAAAGAGGAAGCCTGGACCGAGGCGATTCGCCCGGCGCTGGCCGACCGCCAGGGGCGCGCGCTGTTCATCAGCAGCCCGAACGGCAAAAACTGGTTTCATCGGCTGTGGGGATACGGCCAGCAGGGCGGAACGGATTGGCATTCCTGGCAGTTCCCGACCGCCAGTAACCCCACGATTCCCCCCAGCGAAATCGAGGCGGCGCGCGCCGAAATGTTCAGCCTGACCTTTCAGCAGGAGTTCATGGCTGAATTCGTGGATGCATCCGGGGCCGTGCTCAAGCGGGAGTGGCTGGCGACGGGCGAACCGGCGGGCCATCTCCCCGTAGTGCTGGGCGTCGATCTGGCGATCAGCGTCAAGAGCGACGCCGACTACAGCGCCATTGTCGCCCTGAGCCGGGATCGCGACGGCACGATTTACGTGCGCGATGCCCAGCGCCTCCGCGCCCCGTTCCATCAGGTGTTGCAGTTCATTCAGCAGATGGCGTCAAAATGGCGTCCGACAAGCATTGCCATCGAACAGGTGCAATACCAGGCCGCCGTGATTCAGGAATTGAACCGAACCACCGCCTTGCCGATTCGCGGGGTGCGCCCCGACAAGGACAAGCTGACCCGGTTCCTGCCGCTGGCGGCGCGCTACGAGCAGGGCCTGGTGAAACACGCGCCCGGCTTGCCCGGCTGGTTTGAGGATGAATTGCTGGCCTTTCCAGTTGGAGAGTGGGACGACGCGGCGGATGCAGCGGCCTATGCCTGGCAGGCGCTGGGGATGACCAGCGGCGGGCCGGTGGGCTTGAAGGTAGCGGCGCTGTGATAAAAATTACAGTAGGAGAAGACCCGCATGAGAAGTTTTGCCATCAAGAATTACGTGATGCAAAACTTCGTTTTGATGCTATGTGGAATAAAGAAATTAAATTGTATGGATGGCACAAACACCGTGAGTATAAAAAACGATTTGCTGCCTATATGCAGAAAGTCATCATAAGCCTTAATACAACTATGCTGATTGAGCATGGGAAAATGTTTGATCTTTCTTGGTATGTCAGTAAATCTGATTTTTTTAAATGTAATTGTAAATACAAATGATCGGCTACGACCGCTATCTTGCCATTCTGGCCGAATCCGACGCCTCGGTACGGCGCGCGGCGGAAGCGGCGTTTGTGAAGCTGCTGGAGAAAATCCGGGCTGGCGCGAAACCTCGCGCGGCGCTGGATGCGGTCCTCAAGGAGTTCAACGCTGACGCCATCGCCGGGTTCCGCGAAGCCCTCAACGCCCTCCTGCAATCGTCGCTGGGCGTCTCTGAGGTCAAAGCCTACAAGGTGGGGCGGATGAAGCTGTCGGACGCGCTGTATGCCAACGCACAGGCCGTAGCGGGGGTTTCCCAGCAGATCATCGAGAAGCACATGGCCGGCGTTCATACCGCCCGGGAGCTGCGCAAGGCGCTGTACGAGGGGTATGACTTCCAGCAAGACCCGCTCAACATCGTCAAGCCCCTGCCCAAATACCTGCAAGTGGAGTTCGATAAGTTCAAAGCCGCCGCCCTCAAGACACCGGCCTTGCGCGCCGCGTACCTGGAAGCGATCCGCAAGGCGGAAGCCGGGGCGGGCATGGATGCGCTGGAAAAGGCGCTGAAGGTGGCGTTCTACGAGCGCAACCGCTACTTTGCCAACCGCATCGCCCGGACGGAACTGCATCGGAACTATACGGACAAGGTCGCCAAGGAACTCATGGAGGAGGAGCAGATTGAGTATGTGCAATTCCGTATGAGCAGTACCCATCCCAAGGCCGATCAATGCGACGCTATGGCAAAGGTTGACCGGTACGGATTAGGGCCGGGCGTATTTCCGAAAGCCGATGCGCCTAAGCCCCCCCTGCATCCGCACTGCCGATGCGTCGTCTCCCCCAAGATAGATATTTTCAACGCCAAGCCTCGCTTCAACCCCAAGGCCGAGCAGGCGTTTCTCGCCAAGCTGCCCCCCAAGGAAGCGCGCGACATCGCCGGCAGTTGGGACAAGCTCAAGCGGGCGAAAGGCGGCCAGAGCCTGGAGGCGATTTACAACGAAGGCAAGGATGATCTGTACAAGTGGCGAAGGGTGGGGGGTTGACCCATCCCCGCGCCACGGACGGCGCTACCCCACCACCGCAAACCGGCTCGCCATGATCTTGTAGTGCGGCAAGCGATCCTCATCAAACAGCGTATCCACGTAACGCGCCGTCATCGTATTCCCCGCCAGCCAGGCCGTGCGCTTGGCGGTGAACAGGATGGCCTCCCGAATCGCCGCTTCCAGCGTGAACAGCCCGGCATAGACCGTTTCCAGGCCGTCGCTGGACTCCAGCAGCGCATCGCCGAAATAAACGGTCACGTCCAGCGTGGCGTCGTGGCCCACCTCATCCTCTGGGGTGAGCCGGGTGGGCACAATCCGAATCAACGGGTAGTCACTGGGGGTGATGTTGGCTTCCAGGCCGATTTTGCAACTGGCGATGGTGGGGATCGTCGCCAGAGTTTCCTTGATTTGCGTCAAAATGGCCCACGGGGTCATGTCAGCCTCGCAACACCGGGGTGAAGAGGTAATCAATCGGCGTGGTGGCGGCGGAATTCGCCGCGATCCGCGCGGCATTCAGCGCCGCCTTGAACTCCGGTTGATACTGCTTGAGCTTGGTGCTGAACACGTCCGTCTCCTCGGCCAGGCTTTCCAGGCAGCACAGGATGTAGGCGCGCAGCACGGCCAGCTTGTCCGGCCAGGGGTCGGGGAAGGTGCCGAGGTCGGCCACGTCGGCCAGGGCGCGAGTTTCCCACGTCTCCTTGGCGGCGATCAGCGGGGCCAGGTAAGCATCGTCATAAGTCAGGGTCAGGGCCATTCACACCTCCACACGCTTCACAATGGCGTCAAATTGACGCACGGCTTCATCGGCGGCCTGGACCAGCCAGGGGTCACCGGCATAACCGGGATGCTTCGCCCACTTGGCGAAGACGAAGCCGGTCTTGCCGCCCTGCCCGGACGACCAGCGCAACGCCTTCTTCTCGCGCGGGCGGATGATGTGCGGCTTTGTCCCCCAGTGGACCCAGGGAGCGTAGGGGGCATGTTGCTGGTCGTGGCCGATGATCCAGCCGTCGTCACCATCCGACCGCAGCCGCAACGAGCGGGCCAGCGCCCCGGTCTGGGTATGGGTGTCCACCTGCCGCTGAGCGGTATCGAACGCGACTTGCGCCAGGCCCTTGAGCACCTGGGCTTGCGCTTCCGGCACCAGCCGGGCAAAAGTGGCGCGGATGGCCTCGATGTTCTGGATGTTGACTTCAATCATCGGCTCATCCTGTGCATTGCAACTGAGCGGCGGCAATGCGCTTGGGGAGGGTTCCGATCATACCGGTTCCGGGTCACTCGGCGGGACAAACGCATCCCGTTCTTCCGCCAGATGCCAGTACAGCGAGAACAGCAGCACATACAAATCCTGATAGGTGGCGGATTGCCCGATCTGTTCATTGTCCAGCGGATTGCGTAGCGGGAAGGCCACCGTCAAATCGGTGACGTTCTTGCGAATCTCACCGACAAATTCGGTGATTTCCCGATCCGCCAACACCGTCACTTGCTCTTCCCGAATCAGCAGGGAGGGCGGCGCATTCCGGGGATTCTCGAAATAGAGCGAGCGCCCGCGCTGATACGTGCTGCCTGATACGGACGATTGCCGATAGTCGTTGGCCATGATTAAAATCCTATGCAGCGGAAACAGAGAGGGCGCCACCATTGGCGACCGTGATTCTATAGCGAGTACCATCCGGCGATTTAAGGATGATGCCGCCACCATTAACTGTATTCTCAATCGTGTCTGGGGTGTAAATCGTGCCGCCAGTGGTGTCGAGAGTTAGATTACCTGTGCTAGAAACCGTTGCAGCGAGGTAATTCGATGCGTCATAACCGAG